CTATCAAAGTATTTTGATAAGTGTCTTTGTAATTTTTCATCATGTTTTTTTTTCTTATCCTTCCATAGCTGCCATAGTCCAACAGCTAAAGCAGTTATTATAATTAATATTAATTGCTTATCACTACTCATTATTTACCTTTCATTATTGCTTCAAATATTTCTGTTGCCATATCTACTTTACCAAGTAAATAATGATCGTGATGATCTTCGCATTTATTTATACTATCTACTTCAGTATTGTCTAAATGCTCTTGGCATATATCTTTTATTATTTGTAGTTGCTTCTCGCTACTCATCATTGTCCTCCGTTATTTTAGTTTGGCTCATAAGTTGATTATCATAATCTTTTAATAATCCCCATATTTCATTAACTTGTTCTTCGCTATACCAATTTTTCAATACATTAGTTAGTCTGTCATATTTTGTTTTGTTAAATATTCTTACTGCCATTATATCCCTCCTCTGTTTTTTTCTTCTCGCTGCTCATTTATCCCCTCTCTTTCCTTTCTATTCTTTTAACAAGACTATCGTATTTTTCAGCTTTTAATATTTCTTTTTCCCAAATAGATAGCCTAACTTTTTTTTTATATTTAGGTTTATTTTTCAAATTCTCTCTTTGAATAAATGTTTTATAAGGTTCCATTATTTATCTCCTCTCTTTTTTTGATCTCGTTCTTTTAGGAAGTCCACTACATTAGCTGCTAGGTGAGATCCATTAGTTGTTGGCATATCTTTAAAGGTATTGAGATCATCTATTTTTTTACTGGCTTGTCTCATTGTGTCATTGATATTGAATTTGATACCATATTTTTTATAGAGTATATCAAGGACTGATACTAAATACTTAGCTTTCATTTTCACCCCCTAAGATTATATAACTAAATAATATATAAATTAATATCATTGGTATTACTTCAAGTATAAACATTACACCCCCTCATTGTTTGGTAGTTGTAGCATAAACTTTATGCCGAATAAGATCATAATGCTAAGACCTATCCAAGTGTGAATATGTATAGCTATGATCAATCCTAAAAACATAGTCGCAAAACATAATGCGAAATATATTGCTTGTATCATTTTTCCCCCTTGTTTGTTTTTATATTTATCTTAACCATTTTGGTTTATTATGCAAGTTCTAAAACCATATCATTTTCATAAGGTATTGCATTCTTATGATCGTTATTAGGTGTTAAAACGAACCAATTACCTTTCTTTTGAAATATGCCATAATCTGACAAATTACTTTCATCAAAGTAAGTATTCATTCTATCTTTTGTAGTTTTAGAAAACCAACCACCATTATTAAGTTTAATAGTTTTATTAACTAAATTATGCTCAATAATTTTAGTTGAATGGTGAACCACATTGACAGTATCGCCATCAGTGTGAATAGTTGTTTTATATGCTTTCATTGTTTCCCCTTTGTTAGTGTTAATTGTTTTCTTTGATTTAATAATGTTTGTTTCACAAAATTAACAGTTTGATCTATATCTTTTTTAACCTGCTCTCTTTGTTCTTTTGTAAAAGAGTTTCTAATGGCTTTTGCTTTTCTATTTTCAGCACACCACTTAGATAATCTTTTATCATAGTTTTTAGATTTATATATTGTTGTCATTTTTTTTCCTTTGTTGTTTTTTTTTGTCATTGCCATATTGGTAAACTAATAAACATAAACTTCAATAATGTTAATGTTCAAAATGGGTCAAGATATTAGTGTGATATTTTAAAACAAATGTTAAAAGTAAATATGAGATACATTTATAATATTGAAGATGAGCAAGGCAACAAAGAAACATTACAAGCCATGAGTTATAAAAAATTATTAAAGCAGCTAAACAGCAAATACAAAGAAGGCGAAGTCATACAAGTTAAGTATAAGAATAAAAAAGATCATGACTTGTTAAAGTATATTAAGATTGAAAGAGTTGAATAGTTGCTATTCCAACATCAACAGCGCCAGCTCCTCCCTCACATTATAAAGATCGGACAACACCATTGACCTATTTATTGAATAAATAACTTTCCGATAAGTTATAGTTATCGGTAACGATAATATATCACTACTCACTTATGGTAAAATTTACAGCTTGCGACCCCCCTATACCCCACAGATTGCGTGCATTTTATTTATATATATATACATGGGACTCTAGGACTCCCTTACAGCCATAGCCAGTTATTCACCTTGGCAGACCACCCTTTCAATTAAATAATAATTACTATATGTAGTAGTATATGTGGAACTTCATACAAGACGATCTATCATCAATAGTTTATATCGACCCCAAGAAACACACTTTGGTTATAAAGATATTTGGTTTAAAAGACCATGCTACTGCAGAGATGTTTGCTAGTTATGCTATGAACCTTATGAACTTTGATTATGATAGTTTTGATCAACCTATGCCAAGTAAAATGATTCACTAAAGATTATGCAAATCAAGATACCCTATACCCCAAGAAAACATCAGGCGTTTCTTCATAGAGAAATATCAAGGTTCAGATGGAATGTACTTGTTTGCCATCGTAGGTTCGGCAAAACAGTGTGCATGATTAATCATCTAATACGTTCTGCCTTATTATCAAAACAAAAGAACCCAAGATTTGCCTACATTGCGCCAACATTTAAACAAGCTAAATCTATCGCTTGGGATTATATGAAACANTTTACCGCCAAGATTCCNCACACCAAGTTCAACGAAACAGAGCTACGTGTAGATTTACCTAATGGCTCTCGTATTACTTTGCTAGGCTCGGAGAACTCTGATGGGTTAAGAGGTATCTATCTTGATGGCTGCGTGATTGATGAGTATGCCAACGTGAACGAAAGACTATTTCCTGAAATTATCAGACCAGCATTATCCGATAGAAAGGGGTACTGCGTATTTATTGGGACTCCCCAAGGTATGAATAATAATTTTTATGAATTATATCAACACGCACAGGGAGCTGAAGATTGGTTTAATTACAAAGCCAAAGCATCAGAAACTAAAATTGTAGACAATGAAGAGTTAGTCAAAGCAAAAGAAGTTATGGGTGAGAAGAAGTATCTTCAAGAGTTTGAGTGCGATTGGATTGCTAACATTGAAGGTGCAATCTATGCAGATGTCTTGGCAAAAATGGAAGATAAAAAACAGATAGCACGAGTACCCTATGACCCAAGTTTACCTGTCTCAACATCCTGGGATTTAGGAGTATCAGATCATAGTAGTATTATATTTTATCAACAGCTAGGCAGAGCTATCAATATCATCGACTACCATGAAGAGAGAGGTCAAGGTATGCCTCACTATATTGAACTCGTAAAAAATAAAGATTACGTTTACAAAGATCATTATGCTCCGCATGATATAGAAGTTACTGATTTTAGTAATGGTAAGACAAGACGAGAGGTGGCTTATCAGCTGGGAATAAGATTTAAGGTTGTTCCAAAGATACCATTAGAAGATGGTATACACGCTACCACAATGACCTTACCTCGATGTTGGATTGATACAGACCATTGCAAAAAGCTAATAGATGCGTTAAGACATTATCATCGGAAATATATTGATAAAAATCGTATGTTCCGATCAAAGCCTGTACACGACTGGTCGTCTCATGCGTGTGATGCAATGAGATATTTAGCTGTAGGTTTAAATGAATTAGACACTAGACAAACAGCACCACAACGTGTAGCAGAAAACGAGTATAGGATTTTATAATTATGGGTTCATTATTTTCACCAAAGATGCCGTCACTACCACCAGTGCAACCATTACCTGCTGCACCAAGTGCAGAACTATCACAAGAAGAAAAAGATAGAATAGCTGCAGAACAAGCAGAGAGAGAACGAAGAAGAAAAGGTAGAAAGTCTACAATTTTAACAACTCCACTAGGTATTCAAGAAGAAGAAGCTGAAGTGCAAAAGAAAACTTTATTAGGAGGATAGTATGGGAGGAAGTCCAGCAAGAGCAGTAAGAAGAATTGTTAGTCCGCCTAAACCACCAGCTGCACCGAGACCTGCACCAACTCAACCAGAAGTTTCTCAAGCAACAGCAACTAGCATGGATGGATATGATAGCAGAAGAACAAAGCGAAGAGGTAGATCAGCAACTATTATGACTGGACCTATGGGTGTAGAAGAACAACAATTAACATTAGGAACAAAAAGTTTATTAGGACAATAATGGCAAAAACAGATTTAACAAAAAGTTTATTAAAAAGATTTGACAGATTAACATCGCAAAGACAAAACTGGGAAACCCATTGGCAAGAAGTAGCAGACTACATGATGCCAAGAAAAGCAGATGTAACTAAAACAAGATCAAAAGGTGATAAAAGAACTGAACTTATTTTTGATAGTTCACCTTTACAAGCTGTAGAATTATTATCTGCATCGTTACATGGTATGCTTACAAATCCATCAACACCTTGGTTCTCCTTACGTTTTAAAAATTCAGAAATGGATAATGAGGATGAAGCTAAAGAATGGTTAGAGTCTGCAACAGATGTTATGTACACAGCATTTAATCGTTCTAACTTTCAACAAGAAATATTTGAATTGTATCATGACCTAATTACCTTTGGTACGGCTGCCATGTTTATTGAAGAAGATGATGATGATTTATTAAAATTTTCTACAAGACATATCAATGAGATTTATATTGCTGAAGATAGCAAAGGTAGAATAGATACAGTTTACAGAAGATTTAAAATTAGTGCGAGAGCAGCTATACAAAGATTTGGAAATAAAGTTTCTACTAAAGTAACAACAGTAGCCAACAAAGATCCATACGAAGAAATAGAAATTGTACACGCAGTTTATCCAAGAGCAGATTTTGATATAACAAAACAAGATAGCGCAAATATGCCATTTGAATCTGTGTACATGGAATATGGTAGTGGTGATGAATTATCGGTATCAGGATTTAGAGAGTTTCCTTTTGTTGTACCAAGATACCTTAAGGCTTCACATGAAATCTATGGAAGAAGTCCAGCAATGACAGCATTACCTGATGTGAAGATGTTAAATGAAATGTCTAAAACAACTATCAAGGCTGCACAGAAACAAGTAGACCCACCTCTATTAGTTCCTGATGATGGATTTATTTTACCAGTAAGAACTGTACCAGGTGGTTTGAATTTTTATAGAGCAGGTACAAGAGATAGAATTGAACCTTTAAACATTGGTGCGAACTCACCACTAGGATTAAACATGGAAGAGCAAAGACGTAATGCAATAAGAAATGCTTTCTATGTAAATCAACTTATGATGCAACAAGGTCCACAAATGACAGCAACAGAAGTTATACAAAGAAACGAAGAGAAGATGAGATTACTAGGACCAGTATTAGGAAGATTACAATCTGAATTATTAAAACCTCTAATCGATAGAGCTTTTAATATTTTACTTCGAAAGAATCAATTTAGACCTGCACCTGATTTCTTATCAGGTCAAGATATAGAAATTGAATATGTATCACCATTAGCTAAAGCACAGAAATCCACAGAGTTACAATCAATAATGAGAGCTATTGAAATTATGGGAAGTTTAGCTAATGTAGCTCCTGTGTTTGATCATGTAAACATGGATAATCTTGTAAGACACTTAACAGATATTGTTGGTGTTCCACAAAAGATTTTAAAACCAAAATCACAGATGAATGCAGAAAGACAACAGAAGCAACAACAACAGGAGCAAATGGCACAGATGCAACAACTTCAACAAGTAGCAGACGCAGGTGGTAAGATAGCACCACTAGCTAAAGCCTTACCTGAAGAAGCGAGAGCAGTTGCAAATGCCGAAGTAGAATAATGGGTGAAGCAAAAAGAAAACAAGAAGATTTTGAAAAACAAATAGCTGCATTAAGAATTAGCTATAAACAAGTTTTTGAAACAGACGATGGTAAAAAAGTATTGTCTGATTTAGAAAAGAGATGTCACTTCTTACATACGACTAACATCAAAGGTGATAGTCATGAGAGTGCATATATGGAAGGACAACGCAGCGTACTTCTATTTATTAAACAACTGCTGCAAAATGATAATGAAAAAGGAAGATAACAATGTCAGAACAAACGCAGATAACGGAGCAACCAGCTTCGCCTGTAGAAACGACACCAACGCCTACAGAAACTAAACAAGAAACAACATCACAACACATTTCTGCCACAACCGAGCAGCCAAAAGTTGCAACGTCATGGAAAGAAACTATATCAGAAGAATTTAGAAACGATCCAAACATTTCTAAATTTACTGAAATTGATGCGTTAGCTAAATCATATATTAACGCAACACGAATGATTGGAACAGATAAAGTTGCTGTACCAAATCAAAATTCAACAGAAGATCATTGGAATGAAGTTTATGATAAATTAGGTAGACCTGAATCT